TTCCTTTTGTTTGTTGTCCGGCCAGGGATTCTTCTCCAGCCACCAGTCTTCCACTTCCACCTCGTGCACCGCCAGCGCCCCGCCCGCCGCCGGATACTTCATCGTATGCGGGCACACGCTGCGCGGGATCCACAGCCGCGCCCCGGCGCCGTTCTCATAGAGCCGCGCCAGCCCGCTCCGCGCCTCCCGCACAAATTTTAAGTTAAGCAGCGCCATTTCCACTTTCCTAATTTCTACTTTCTGCTTTCACCCATTCTCCTGCCCCACATCCGCCACCCCCAGCCGCCCCTGCATCTTGCTCACCACCGTTTCCTGGTAGCTGTGTTTCAGATTGTCCAGGTACGTCTGGAAATTCCGCTGGCGCCCTTCGTCCGCCGTCCGGCTGCCCGGTGTCAGCGCCGCCTTGTAGTCCGGGTTGCTGTTCACGATCTGCTGCGCAAACGTCAGCTTCATCCGCGCCGCCGGGTTCTTCTCCGTCAGGTCCACCCCCGCCTGCGGCTTGTGTCCCAGCATGATGTTGTTCACCTCGTCCCGCGTCTCGCGGAACACCTTCGTTTTGTTCCCGGCCGGGTCGCTGGCCACCTCCTCGTACAGCCCCGGGTCAATGTACCGCAGCTGCAGGTTCAGCAGCTTCTCCAGGTTCATCCCCGTCGCCCCGCCCGTGCTCAATATCTGCGTGACCCATTTCACCAGGCGCTCGATCCATTCGCCGTCGCCCGCCCGCACGTCGTAGCTCAACGTCACCCGGTAGCGGGCCAGCAACTCCGGCGTCAACCTCGGCTCGCGCCCGATCACCGCCTTCAACTCGTCGGGCTCCATGTTCTGATAAGCCAGCACCAGCAGTTGCCAGAACGCCTCCGCCCACTTGGCCAGGTCGCGCTTCACGAACCGTTGTAATTTCTTGTGGCTGTGTTCGGGCGGGGTGTCCGCCCGCGGCAGGCCGTAGTAATCCTCGGCCTCCTTCTTCACCAGCTCGTACAGCTTGAAGGCCACGTCCGGCTTCGACCCTTCGGTGAGCTGCAGCGGCGTGTACGCGCCGCCGCCCATCCCGTCGTTGATGATGGCAAACGGCCCGAACTCCGGCGGCAGTTTGCTCGCCTGGGTTCCCCTTTTCACCAGCGGCGGCGTGTTGCTCAACTGGCTGTTGATGAACAGCGCGTCCCGCTGCTGCTTTATTTCCATCTGTTTGGTCGCCACAATGTCCGGCACCCCGCGGCTGTCGTTGGGCCGCCAGCCCGTCACCTCCATCGTGTTGTGGATGAACGGGCTGTGCTTGTGCCCCAGGTTCAAGAGCCAGTGTTTGGCGTAAGGCCTGGCCAGCGCCGTTGTCTGGGCGCCGCCCTTGCGGGTGATCGCGTGCTCGCTGATCTGCCGGCTGAACACCGTGCAGAAAATCCCCGGCGCCCCCTGCTCGTTGACCGCCCAGTTGAACGCGTAAATCAGCTCGATCAGGTTTTCGTTCACGTCCAGTTCGTCCTCCACCGTCGTCCCGCTCGGGGTCGCCCGGCCCTTGGTCCGCTTCACCGCCGCCGCAAACTCCGGGTTGTCCCACCGCTCCGCCGCCGCGCGCTCGTCCACCGCCCATTCCGGAATGAGCACCCGCACAAAACCCAGCCGGCCGTATTTGGGATTGGCCGTCGCCTCAATCGGCATTACAAAGTGATACCACGGGCACAGCACCGCCAGTTCCGGCCCCACGCTGCTTTCCTCCGTGTCCTGGTATTCCGTCTGGCCCGTCTCGCGCAATTCCTTCACCAGGCGCCGGGCCTCCTTCTTCGCCATCTCCGGGAGGAACATCATCACCAGCTCCACGGCCGCGTCCTCCGTCTCCAGGTTCATGATCAACTCCGGCGCCTGCGCAAACAAACTGGTAGGGCGCGCAGTCCCTTGCGCGCCGTCCTCCGGCCCGCCGCCCGCCTGCGCCGCCATCTGCCGCACCTGGTCCATCGTCACCGTGCGCGTCACCATCTGCGCCTCGCTTCGCCAGGTCGGATGCAATATCACCCAGCCCACCATCGCCTTGATCTGCGCCGCCCGTTCCACGTCATCCACCAGCGCCTCCAGCAGCGGCCCGGTCTTGAGCCAGTTCGCCACCGTGCGGATCTCCGCCGCCTCGTCCATGTTCGCCGGCCGGGCCGTGATCGCGCTCACCTTGAATTCCGCCGCCCAGAACGCCAGGTACAGTTCGTCCACCAGATCGCCAATGATGCCGTCGGCCAGAAAAATCCGCGTGTCCGGCGCCCCGTCATACGGCCGCGGCCCCTCCTCCATTCCCGCCGCCTCGTACACGTCGGCGTGTTTCAACCCGTCCGGGCTTTGGCCCCGCCAGCGTTCATAGCGGATGTTCTCCACGCTCTCCAGGCGGCTGTCCGTGTCCGGGTCCTGGCTCCAGGCCAGGTCATATTCGTTTATCAGCGCCGCGATGTTCGGCTCCTTCGTCGCGCGCGCCAGTTGGTCGGGCGCGCCCGGCCCCGTCGTGCTCACCGTTTCATCCGTCATGTTCGTTGCCATAATTTCTCCTCTTGGTTTCAACGTGCTGCCGGCGTCCCGCCGGCATATCTAAAATTGTTTGCTTTTCTTTCATCTCTCCTCCGGCGGCAAATCTTTGAGCCCCACAAACTCAAACACCTCCGCCTCGCTTTTCACCGCGTGCAATTCCCGCGCGTCCTTCGATACAAACCCCGGGCTGTACGGGTGCCACTCCCACCCGCGCGCCAAAGCCGCCCGGCTGATGGCCATGTTGCTTTCCTTCGGCCCCGTCCGGCACACCATGTAATTCCACCAGTTCGCCTTCGTCGCCTCGAAAAAATCCACCGGTATGCCCGTCGGCACGTGCGTCGCCAGCTTGATGCGCCCGCCCCACGTCTTGCGGCCCAGGGTGTTCAGGCGTTGCGCAAAAACCTTCTGCCGCACCATCTGGTCCAGCCAGTCATCCGCGGCATTTACCGGCGTGCCAAAAAATTCATCCGGCAGCCGGCGCGATCCAATCACCGGCACATACACAATTTCAATGTCGCCCACCTGGGGCTTGCGCCGGCGCACGCTCCCGGCGGCGCACAGGTAGCCCGCGCCGCACAGCGCCTCCATGGCGCCGGTTATCTCCGCCGCCACCGCTGCCGCCTCGAACAAGTGAAACTTTCTTTTCTCAGTTTGCATAATAAATTTTGGCTGGTTCGGTTCTGTGATAACCTATGCAGCGCGAACAAACTCCGGTTCGGGTTGCTGTGTGTTTCAACACCCACACACAACCTCCCGGGCACGCGTGAGAATCCGTGCAACCACACCAGACACAGGTTCTTTCGTGTAACACACGCTTCCCATATTTCTCCCGCCTGGTTTTCATTTCTGCTTTTCGCTTTCCAAATTTCTGTTTTGGCTTCATCTCGCCCCCCAGCCTTTCCCGCCCACCACCTCCGGCACGTCCGGGTCCAGGTAATACGCCGGCACGTCAAAGTTATAGCGCGTCCCGTCCACCGGGTCCTTGGCCGGATGGTCCGCCGTCCCGTCCCAAAGCTGCCAGCACCGCAGCGTGTTCTGGCAGCGGTCGCTGATGTACAGGTGCGGCTCATTCTCCGGCGTCAGGCCGTGCGGCAGAAACAGGCCCCGGTACACATTCGCCTCCGCCTGTTCCTCGTTGTATGCCAGCAGGTCCTTTATCTTGTCAATGTCCAGCTTCACCGTCTGCCGGATCTGCGCCGGCAAAAACTGCATCGGCGCGTAATCCATGTTGTCCGGCTCGGCGCGGTCTTCCTGGGCGAACAGTTCAAACAAGGTCACCGCCCCCTCCTGCGCCGCCGCCGCCGTCGCAAACGCGCGCGGGTCGCCCTTGCGCCAGACCGGCGTCTGGCCGTGCTCGCGCTCGCGCTCGCGGAATTTCCTCTTGTAATCGCGGATGCCCAGCTTCGCAAACAGCCGCTGGCCTTCGCCGGCCTTCCCGTCAATCGTCACCCATTCTCCCTCCTCCATCCGCGGGAACTCGTCAAAAATGTACTGCCGCTGCAGCCGGTCCACGCCCTTCCACTGTGCGAAATAACTGCGCGCCGTCACCGGGTCCGCCGCCATGTAGGTTGTCAGCTCGCCGGCCTTGAGCATCTTCTCGATCCGCTCGTGCGGGATCACATGCACCGTCGGGTTCAGGTTCGGCAGCTGGCACCCCGTCGTCTTCTCCGTCCACCCGAACAGCCGCACCAGCGCCTCCTCCCGCCCCTTGCCCGTGCACGCCGCAAACAAGTCGGGCACCGCCGGATTCTCCGCGTTCCGCGGCAGGAACGGGTTCCAATGCGTCCAGGTAAAAATCACCCCGTGCTCAAAATTCATCGGCTGCATGATGAACGGCATGTGTCCCGGCGGGCACCCCTTCACGTAACTCTCCGTCAATTTCAATTCCGAGAACACAATAGCCGGGTTCACCC